ACAAGCATTTAAATCATCAAAGCTAAAAGCACTGGATACATCATCAAAGAATTCACATTCATATAGGCGTGAAAATGTTTCTTCATCGGGATAGCGTAAACGTAAGCGATCAATGTTGATCCAATCACAACCTTCTTTGATGGCATCTTCCAATGTGATGATTCTGCGATATTGACCATCAGGGCAAAGCAATCCACTTTTTAGGGTTTTATAATCTGTTCTCACAGGATTATTTTTATGCGCTTTATTCCAATCATCAGCATTCCACAATTTATAAGATGCATGTTTTTTAGATGATGGCGTGGACATACGTTTAATAATGTATCGCTCATTGGTTGCACAAGCTGTAACAACCTCATTGAGTTCGTCAAATCGTGGCATCCACATATATTCATCCATGGTGACATCACCACTGTATGATTGTGCAGTGCTTGGATTTGCACCTAAGAAATAAAAACGTAAGCCTTTTTTGAATTCAACAGAATCAGTGCCTTTAAGGTCAAGGCCTGTCAAATCATGCACAAACTTAAAAACATAATTGCGTGATGTATAAGCCTGATTTTTACTAGCAGCGATATAAATCTGATTATTTTCAAGCTCAACTAAACGCAACAAGGCATCATATGCCAAGCCATAAGAAAACCCGATTTGGCGTGATTTCAGCCAATTGAATACACCTGCTGATCGTTTGCTTTTTTCATATTTGCGTATATCTGTGATGGCGGATTGTTGATACAGTTTGAGATCTTGATAGCCTTCTTTGATTTGATTCTTGAATTTTTCCCAATCAAACTGATCAGAATTAATTTGGGCACTGCGCTTTTTGCGTTCTGGCTTGGGTGAGTAGATGTTTTTCATTTGTACGCCTAATTCTTTAAACTCACGCATTTCGTTTTCTGTTTTGGTGTTTTTCATCAATAAACGAAGGTATTTGAGTTGAAAAGCATCTTGGCATTTGGTGAAAAAGTCAGCTTCATCCCATTTATCTTGCTTTCGCCAATCATAAAGTGTGCTTTCAGGTGTGCCTAACATTTTAGATATTTCAGACACACGCAAGCCTGCGAAATAATAGAGTCTTGATAATTCGCGTGGTTGGGTGTTTTCGGGGGTGATGAGCAATTCATTATTCATGTGCCCATTCTCTATGGTTATGTCAAAAAAATAATCTCGTTTCAGTTTGCGATGGCGCATCGCAAACCGTAATGACGTGCGTTCTGATCGGAATCACGTAAAAATTGAATCCACTTTTATTGATACGCAATATTTTCACGAAATGGGATTTTACTCATGAATAAAAAAACGAAATTCACACGCATTGCTGTTAGCGGTAAAACAGTGGATGGTCGTGAGATTACCAAAGAACAGATTAACCAAATGGCAGCATCGTATGATCCTGCTAAATATACCGCCAATATTTGGCTAGAGCATTATCGTGGTGTGATGGCCGATGGTGCATTTAAAAGCTTAGGCACAGTACTAGCAGTGAAGGCAGAAGATTATAAGATCAATGGCCAAACAGAGCGTGCATTGTATGCTGAATTAGAAGTGACTGAGGATTTTGTCACAATGTTTGAAAACTCACAGAAAAAGGCTTTTTCTGTAGAAATTTATCCTAACTTTGCTGAAACAGGTCAAGCCTACTTAGGTGGTTTAGGCGCAACAGATTCACCTGCTTCGTTAGGCACGGAAGCGATGAAATTTAATCTTCATGCACGCCAAAATAAGGAAAGTAATTTTTCAACAGCTTTGGAGTTTATTGGCATTGACTTTGCAGAAGAGAACGATCAAACAGGCGCTGCTGTTTTTGAGGTTAATGAAAAAGGTTTCTTCAAAAATATGTTTGCAGGTTTATTTGCTGCGCAAAAAGAACAAGCAGAGCCACAACCAATGAGCCAACCAAAATCAGAAGATCATCATTTTAATATTGCTGATTTAGAAAGCGTGCTCAATCAATTTGCTGAAAAGCAAGATAAGGTGATCGCAAAGCTCACACAAGAAAACAAAACATTATCCGATGCTTTCAATGCACTGAAAACAGAATTTGAAACGCTCAAAAATACGGCTGCGCCTGAAAATCACAATGAATTTGTGGCAGGTGATGGCGAAAAAAATGAATATTTAGCAGATTGTTAAGGACAAAATTATGAGTGAAGTTTTATTAAAAGAAACATTGGAATGCTTGGAAGGTTATACAGAGCGACAAGCTGCATTGAATGGCGTAGATAAATCAACGATTGAAAGTGGCCAAAAATTCACAATTAATCCACAAACTGAATATGTTTGGGTGAATAAAGTCGCATCTGAAGGCATTTTGAGCGAAGTTGATATTGATGTTTGTACGGATATGGTTGTGAATGATTTGGGCTTTGGTCCATCACAATTAGTATCAGGACGTACTAATACAGAAACTAAAGAGCGTGAAACAAGCGGATTAGGTAAGCCAAATGGCATTGTTTATACAGCAGTTACCACGAATCACGATACGCATTTTACATTTGGTGAATTGAACTCCTTTGCACGCTCTAAAGAACAATTCCAAAAACGTTTACAAGATCGACGCTTAGAAAGTAAGCGTGAAGATGTAGAGCGCATTGCATGGAATGGTGTGAAGGTTGCTGAAAATACGGATAAAAAAACGTATCCATTGGGCGAAGATGTGAACATCGGATGGTTGCAGCGTATGCGTGACCATGCACCTGAGCATGTGATCACTGAATTGGAAGGTGCAGCCATCAAAGTTGGTAAAGGCCAATTGATGGAAAACTTAGATCAAGTGGTTGTTCAAGCATTAAGTTTGATTCCGAAGCAGTACCAAAAAGGTTTGAAAGTTTATATTTCAAGCGACTTGTTGGTGGGCCGACAAATGAAATTGTTGGAGAAAACCACAAACACTGAAACGGCACAAAAAATCACGCAAGATGCTTATTACATTATCAATGGTTTGATTGCTCAAGCACCTGATTTTTTCCCAGATGGCACGATCTTTGTTACACGTCCAAAGAACTTAGCAATTCGTGTGCAGAAAGGTTCTGTGCGTTCATCTTATGAGATGAATTCTAAGCGTGATCGATATGAAAACTACAATCAGCAAAATGAGTTCTATGCATTGCATAACTATGAGCAAGCGGTGTTGATTGAAAATATCACGTTAGAAGATGCTGCAAAAGAGTAGGAGTAATCTATGTTTTTGTTTAAACGAGAAAAAGCCCGAAAGTTAGCAGCCAAACTGGATGAGCATGGTGATTTACCAACTAGTGCTAATCCTGCGCATTTAAATTTGCTCACACGTTTAAAGCAAGATTTATCAAGTTTGCGTGCAATCCTTAGCTTTGAAGAGAAAGAACGCTTTAAAGCAGAGCATTTGGATGATTATCGTCCTTGGGTGGAAGGCATTTTGGATAACCAAGATGCACCTGAAGATAAGATCACATCGGAAATGTTCATCTGGGCAGTAGATGCAGGTGAGATTGAGTTGGCTTTACGCATAGCAACGTATTTGATGGAAAATAATTATGAGTTACCGCCCATATTTAAAACCAACAAAGCAGGGGCAATCACAGAGCAAATTGTGAATCGTGCTTTGAATAATAAAGCAGACATCACTTTGGATCATTTAATTACTTTAAATGAATTAATGGCTGATGCAGATATGTTGGATGCCATTCGTGCCAAATTGAATCGTGCCATTGGTGAGCTTTCAGAAGAAAGTAATCCACAGTTTGCATTGGCTGTGTGGCAGCGTGCTTTGGAATTGGATCCTGATGTTGGGATTAAAACACGAGCCAACAAGCTAGAAGCAGCATTGAAGAAACAAGAAGAACAAAGTCAACCTGAAGTAGTTGAATAACGAGCGTCACCACGCGGGGGCGTATGTTGAGAAGCTGATCATGTATATGACACGCGAAGTATCAGCATATAGCCCCGTCATTGGAGAATTATCATGGGTTTTGTGGGGCAAAACAGTAAAAATAATGAGTTTTTGATACCAAGATCAGGCTTTTGGCCTGGCATTAATGTTCAGAAGTTTCGTCAATCCATGCGTATTTTGGATTCTGTTGAAAATGCTCAAGCTGAAATGGCTTTGTTATCTGCATTAGATCTGGTTATTTCTGAGCTCAAAAACTTTAAAGCTAAACATGCTGAATATGCAGAGCTTGAACAAGTACCCAATGAAGAGTTAGCAGGGCGAAGCCGTTATGTTTTTAATTTTGAGCGTGCAGTGTTCAGCGAAGCCAAGGCAAAGCTATTGGAAGATTTTAGGGATATGGATCTCAGTCGTAAGGCAGGCGAAGATCGTGCAAGTTTAATGAATCCCGAATTAGATGAATTACGCCGTGAGCGATGGAACGCTGTACGCACTTTTTATGATGAATCTGATGTGTTTGCGGTGTTGGTATGAG